TTGCTGCCGAGCGTGCGCGCAGGTACGAAAAAGACATGACGATGGATCTTGAGGACGGGGTCGTACTGGTGGCCTCTGACTGCCACTATTGGCCGCAGGTGGTAACGACAGCGCATGAGGCGTTCTGCAAGCTGGCAAAGGCGCTGAAGCCGAAGCTCGTAGTGCTGAACGGCGACATCCTTGACGGCGCTCGCATCTCCCGTCACGCGCGCATCATGTGGGAGAAACAGCCAGAGCTGAAAGATGAGATCTATGCGGTGCAGGATCGGTGCGCTGAGATTGAGCGCGCTGCGGGTAACGCTGCTTTCGTGCGCACGATCGGCAACCACGATGCGCGATTCGAGAACTACCTATCCAACCGGATTGGTGAGTTTGAAGATATGACCGGCATGACGCTGCTCGATTACCTGCCGCGCTGGCGGGCGGGTTGGGCGCTGCACCTCAATCACGGCACGAAGGGCTGGACTGCAATCCGGCACAGGCCGGTCGCTGGTGGCATTCATTCTGCCTACAACTCGACGCTCAAGGCTGGCGTGAACTACGTTCACGGGCATCTGCACAAGCTGCAGGTGACGCCGTGGGCTGACTACCGCGGACGTAGATACGGCGTAGATACGGGAACGATGGCCGAACCGTATGGGCCGCAGTTCAACTACACCGAGTCCGGCCCGGTGAACTGGGCGTCTGGGTTTGCGGTGCTGACCTTCCACAATGGCGTGATGCTTGAGCCGGAGCTTTGCGTAGTGCAGCACGGCGCGGCATGGTTCAGAGGTGCGCAGGTATGAAAATGATGCTGCTCTGGTTGCTGATTGTTTTGCAGGTCGTCGATGCGCTAACAACGATGAAGATTCTTGAGAAAGGCGGGCGCGAGCTAAACCCTGCGATGGACTGGGTCTTTCGCAAGATCGGCGTGCTCGAAGGGCTCTTTATCGTCAAGACGCTGGTTTGCGGAATATGCTGGATATGGATGGAGTCCATCCCGGTCTGGGCGTTCCTGTTTCTGATCGGCGCGACCTCGCTGGTCGTTCACCACAACATCAAGCAACTGCAAAAGTGAGCGAGTTCCAGCAGGCGTGGCAGGCACCGGAGCTGTGCCGCAAGTGCGTTTGGTTCTGCCCGTGGAATGGGCAGGGCTACGGGTGCGCGCACGATACCGTCAACGGGTTGCTCGGCGGCGTGGTGCGCTGCGAGGGAAAACACTTTCAGCAATGGGAGCCGTGGGTCATGCCTAAAATCAAGGATCTCTAATGACGTTCTCAATGATGCGGGCGCGGGTCGCCCAAGTGCTTCACCGCACTCGCGGGTACAAGCGGCTATTCATGGCCCCCGGCACCAACGAGCTGTCCGAGGATGGTCAGATTGTGATGGCGCATCTCAAGCGGTTTTCCAAGTACGGAAAGCCGCCGATCGCGCCGGGCGTGCAAGGGGATTTGTTTCAGCTTGGCCGGATGGTTGGCCGGCAAGAAACGGTGCAGATGATTGTCGAGGCGCTGCACTTGGACGAACGAACCTTGACCAATTTGCAAGAGGACTTCAGAGATGAGTGACGATCAAGGGTCTGCAGAGGCAGGCAACCCGACTGCAGCGGCACCTGCATGGTATGCGCCGGAAGGGATCGCTCCCGAGGTATCTACCTCGCTCGGCGAACTGGTGAAGGCGAAAGGCTGGAAAGGGCCGGCGGATGCGCTGCTTTCGTATCAGAATCTCGAAAAGGTATTCGGCGCTGACAAGGCCGGGCGCACGATTCTCGCTCCCAAGTCGGACGATGACGCCGACGGGTGGAGTGCCGTCTACAACCGCCTAGGAAGGCCGGAGAGCGCAGACAAGTACGAGCTGCCTGTACCGGAAGGCGACGATGGCTCGTTCGCTCAGGCGGTCGCTCCGGTGCTGCATGAGCTTGGGCTGACCAGCAAGCAAGCCAAAGGGCTCGCCGAATGGTGGAACCAGACGTCTGCGCAGCGTATCGAAGCCGAGTCCGAGGGTTTCTCTGCCAAGTCGGAGGCCGAGTACAAGGAGCTGCAGAAGGAATGGGGCGCTGCCGCGGCGCAGAATGAGGAGCTCGCCAAGCGTGCGGTGCTCAAGTTCAGCAAGGAAGCCGGCATCGATGAGACGGCCTTTGATGCGATGGAGCGGGCGATTGGCACGGCCAAGCTGATGAAGCTCTTTCACTCGATCGGCTCCCAGTTCGCAGAGGGCTCATTCGTTTCGAGCGACACGCCGACGGGCGGTGCGATGACGCCAGCTCAGGCGAAGAACAAGATCGCCGGCATGTTTGCCGATCAGGAGTTCATGGGCCGTTACATGAACACCGACGAGCGCGTGCGCGCTGGGGCGATTGAAGAAATGATGAAGCTGCAGCGGATGGCGAATCCCGAGCTCTTTACATCAGAGTGAGCAGGGCATACCATCCGAATGTCTTGTGAATTTTCTCCTGAGAGTAACTTGCCGGGGAGGTAACTCCCCGGCCTTTTAGGAGACAGGGCAAGCCGCGAGGCCCCTAAGACAGTCGGAAAGACGACCGCCCGGCTAGAGCGTATCTGGCAAGGATTCTGGCCCCGGCAACGGACAAGCCATCCGAGAACAGTAATTCATTTTGTTTTTGGAGGGCTATCATGGCCGATAATATTGCAAGCGTTTATGCCGTCCAATACGGCACGAACATCTCGCTGCTTCTGCAGCAGAAGGGCTCCAAGCTGCGCTCTGCGGTGCAGACTGGTTCTTACAAGGGCAAGCAGTCGGAAGTCGTCACGCAGTACGGTGCCACCTCGGCCCGTGCGGTTTCGACCCGCTACCAGCCGATCGTCCCGGTCAACACCCCGAACAATCGTCGGTGGGTGTTCCCCGAGGATTACGACTGGGCCGACCTGATCGACAACTTCGACAAGCTCCGTCTCCTCGCTGACCCGCAGTCTGCCTATTCGCAGAACGGGCTCTATGCGATGGGCCGCGCGATCGATGACGTCATCATCTCGGGCATCTTCGGTGCGAACAAGACGGGCGAGGCTGGCGGCACGACCACCAACTTTGCCACTTCGACTCAGCAGGTTGCTGTGAACTACGCTGCCTCGGGCAACGTGGGCCTCACGGTCGACAAGCTGCGCGAAGCGCGTCGCATCCTGATGGAGAACGAAGTCGACCTCGACGCCGAGCCGGTGTATTGCGCCATCTCTGCCGAGCAGCACGATGACCTTCTCGGTCAGATCCAAGTGACCTCGGCTGACTTCAGCTCCGGCATGCCGGTGCTTGAGGATGGCAAGGTGACCCGTTTCCTCGGGATCAACTTCATCCACACCGAGCGTCTCCCGACGAGTTCGAGCCACCGCCGTTGCCCCGTGTGGGTGCCGTCGGGCGTTCATCTCGGCATGTGGAATGACATCATGTCGAACATCACGCAGCGTCGTGACCTCTCTTCGCATCCTTATCAGATCTATCTGATGGGAACCTTCGGTGCCACGCGCACGGAAGAGAAGAAGGTCGTTGACATCCTCTGCGCGGAATAAGGGAGTAAACGAAAATGGCAGTTGTAGCAGTTAAGTCGACCCTTATCACCAATGCAGACGCGACCCCGGTCGTCCTCAATAGCCCGCGTGTTGATGGCGGCAGCGAGCGTGTGGCGGTAGCCACGGCGGCGATTACGGACACCGATAGCATCGCTTCGACCTATCGCATGTTCCGTGTGCCGTCGAATGCTGTGATGACGGATCTCCGCATCTACTCGCCGGACATCGGCACCACGACGATCACCGACATCGGCCTCTACGCCGCTGACGGCGGTGCGGTTGCTGATGCGAACTTCTTCGCCGACGCTCTGTCCCTCAAGGACGGCGCGCTGAACGGCGTGGACGTTCTGCATGAGGGCGGTGGGTTTTTCACCATCGCCAACTCCGGCAAAGAGCTGTGGGACGCCCTCGGCCTCACCAGCGACCCCGGCGTGCTCTACGATGTGACTCTCACGCTGACGGCGGCGGCTGACGCCACCGGCACCGTGAAGCTCGTCGGTCGTTACACGGCGTAATGAATCGGGGCGGGCCTGTAACAGGGCTCGCCCCTTTCTTGATGGAGAGCCAACATGGCAGACCGTTTCTACGGAATTGACCGCGGCGAGCAGGGCGTGCGTAACGTGACGGAAGGCGCGGCCTCTACGGCCACGACCGACGTCGAAGTGCGCGTCGATCTCGATGCAAACATGCAAAAGATGGAAGTCTTGCTTGCCCTTGACACGATCAAGGAAGCGATCCTTCAGGACACTTGGCCGCCGGCTTAATAGCTGCGGGAGACGCCCGTGGCTGCTAGTGACGTCGCAATCGCAAACCTCGCGCTCACCAAGATTGGTGACTTGAGGATTACGAGCCTCTCGGACAATACCAAGCCGGCCCGAGAGGTTTCTGCCGTCTACTCGATGCTGCGCGACAAGCTGCAGCGAACCTATAACTGGCGCTTTTGTGTAAAAAGGGCGGTTCTGGCAGCAGAAGTTGATACCCCAGTTTTCGACTACAGCTACCAATATCCCGTACCGTCCGACTGTCTGCGCATCCTGCAGATCAATGCTTACTATCCAGCGCCAGACCTGTCCGATCTGATTAGCAGCGGCGGGCAGGAATATGTGCTCGAAGGCGGCAAGATCCTGACCCGCAGCTCGGGCTCGCTGAATCTGCGCTATCTCGGGCGCGTGACTGACCCCACAAAGTTCGACACCTCGTTCGATGAAGCCTTCGCGTCATCGATCGCTTACAACGTCGCCGAGGCGCTCACACAGTCTGACGGCAAGAAGAATGCGGCGCTGCGCGATTACCGCATGGCGCTGATGGAAGCCATCCGTGCCAACGCTATCGAGAATCCACCGGAGTCCATTGCGGATACGACTTGGATTACTGTGAGGCTCTAAATGCCAAACGCCAATCCAGCCGTCGTCAATTTTAACGGTGGTGAAGTCGGGCCAATGATGAGTGGCCGCACGGACTTCGATAAATATCCATCGAGTATGCACCGGATGCGGCGGTTCATCCCGACCGCGCAGGGGCCGGCCAAGCGATCGCCGGGTACAAAGTACGTCTTGCAGGCGCGCTATCCCGACAAACGGGTGTGGCTGCAAAAGTTCGAGTTTGCCTTCGATCAGGCGTATGTCATCGAGTTCGGTGACCAGTACTGTCGTTTCTACACCGACCGCGGCGTAGTGCTGGAGACTGGTCTTGACGTCAGCAACGTCACGAATGCCAGCCCCGGCGTGTTGACCTATGTCGGCACAGACCCGTCGAACGGCGACTGGATGTATGTCAAAGACGTTCTTGGCATGCCGGACATCAATGGCCGATACGTCAAGGTCACGAATCTCAACGCTGGCGCTAAGACGTTCGAGCTCTACGACATCAACGACCAACCGATCAACACGACCGGATACGGCACTTATGCCGGCAACGGCGACATCCAGCGCGTCTACACGATCGCATCCCCGTACACGGTTGAGGATTTGTTTACCGCGGAGGGAACCTCTGCGCTCTCAATCACTCAGTCGGGCGATGTGCTCTATGTCGGCTGCGAGGGCTATGCGCCGCGCACGCTGACGCGCAGCGGGCAAACAAGCTGGGCCTTCGCCGAGTACGCACCGACAGATGGGCCGTTCCAAGCGGAGCCGGTAACGAAGGTCAACTTCTCGCTCTCGGCAACGACCGGATCGGTAACGGTGACCGCGGGCAGCACGGTTTTTGATAACAATTCTGCTGGGATGCTGCTGCGTTTGCAGCCGATCAACATCACGACAACACAATGGGAAACCGGCAAGGCAACCACCGCCGGCAATATCCGCAAGAGCGCGGGCAAGTTTTACGAGGCGGTCAACTCGGCAACGACCGGCGCGGTGCGCCCGATCCACGAAGAAGGCGAGGACTATGACGGTACCGCTGGCGTTCTCTGGAAGTTCCTGCACCCCGGCTATGTGATTCTCAAGATCACGGCGGTGACGAGCGGAACGGTGGTCACGGCAGACGTTATCGGGCCGGGTGTTGCGCCGACCGAACTGCTGTCGTCGACGCCTTGCGCCTATCGCGTGGGCGCGTGGGGTACGGGCATGGGTGCTTCGTTCCCGTACAAAGTCACCTTCTGGCGCGATCGCCTGTGGTGGGCTGGCGGTCAGAATGTGTACGCATCGGTGGCCGGCGACTACAGCTCGCAAGCGGTCGACACGATGGGCGAGATCCTTGCTGACAATGCAATCAATCTGACGCTCGCGGTCGGCAACGTCGACAAGGTGCGCTGGATGCGCCCCGGCAACGCGCTGATCGTTGGTACTGCGGGCGCTGAGATTGCGATCCGCGAGAACATTACGACTGCGGCGCTCGGGCCAGAGAACGTCAAGTTTGACTTGCAGTCGGCAGAGGGCTCGATGGAGCTTGAGCCGATCCTTGTCGAGGACGCTGTACTGTTTGCCCGCGTCGGCGGTCGACGGATCATCGAGCTGCGCTTTGACATCCAAGCGGATGCGTGGGTTCCCCGCGACATGAACGCGCTCTATCCCGAGATCACCAAGTCGGGAATCATCGACATCGAGTTCCAGAAAGAGCCGGACGACATCATCTGGTGTGTGCTCGGCGATGGTCGTCTTATCGGCCTGACCTACGACCGTGAGCAGAATATCTACGGCTGGCACCAGCACCCGATCGGTGGCCGCAACGTCAAGGTAGAGGCGGTGCAGGTTATCCCCGGCCCGGCTGGCGACGTCGATGACGTTTGGCTTGTGGTGTCGCGCACGGTCGAGGGCGATGTGGCGTATGAGCTGGCGACTGAGGCGGGCGACGATCTCATCACAGAGGGCGACGACCGGCTTGTGACCGAGGCCGACGTCGAGTTCACCCGCCGCACGGTAGAGTATTTCGCGCAGGCGCTCGAAGAGGGCGAGGACATTCAAGGCGCGGTGTATCTTGACGACTCGCTGGAATATAACGATTTGATTCCGGCAGACCTGTTCCTTGGCTCTGGCTATGACACCGTGGGCAGTACCAACGTCACGGCTACGGTGACGTCCTCGCTGGAGCTTGCAACGGAAGCGGATGAGATTTTGGAAACCGAGGACGGCTTCGACATCGTGATTAACGATCCGGTGTTCGTAGCGAGCGACGTCGGGCGCGAAATCGTTTATCGGTATTACGACGAGGCATTCGGCCAATGGCGCAGCTCGCGTGCGCTCATTACCAGTTACCTCAACGAAGAGCAGATTTTTGTCACAATTATTGCGGCATTTTCTGACAACGATGTGCTGTTTAATACTTGGCGCATGACCGCGACCTTGCTGCGCGGGCTGCACCACCTCGAAGGCGAAACAGTATCTGCGCTCGCAGACGGTGCTGAGGTGACGGGCCTCTTAGTCACAGACGGCAAGGTGACGCTGCCTGTGGCGGCTTCTCGGGCTATTGTGGGCTTGCCTTATACCTCGACCCTAGCCACGCAGAGAATCGAGGCAGGAGCCTCCATAGGCACGGCACAGGCCAAGACCAAGCGCATCCACAAGCTCGCCTTGCGGCTGTACAACAGCCTCGGCGGCAAGATCGGGCCGAGCGCAACGAATCTGGACTACATCATTTACCGCACCGGATCGGATTTGATGGACGAGGTGCCGCCGCCTGTGACGGGCGATACCGATGTTCTCCCGTTCCCCGGCGGCTATGAGACGGACGGAAGAATCTGGGTGGTAGCGGATCAGCCGCTGCCGCTGAACGTGGTGGCGCTGTATCCCGAGCTGGAGACGGCAGGTTGATTGAGGTCGTAAAGTTCCGCCCGGCGCACCTCGATGAACTGAGGCTGCAGCCCTCGCAGGAATACCTCTCAGCCTTCGTCGGTCGACCGGGATATGGGCAGGAGCTGGTGGAGGCAGGGCCGTGCTATACGGTGCGCAGGGATGGAAAGATCATCTGCTGCGCTGGTGTGGTGAACCTGTGGACAGGCAGAGCGTCGGCGTGGGCGCTTTTGTCGTGGGACGCAGGTAAGAGCATGAGGCCGCTGCACCGCGAGGTGTTGAAGTTCCTTGATCGCTGCGAGATTCGGCGCGTCGAGGCGTATGTATATCCGGCCTTTGAGCCCGGTCACAGATGGGCGAGAATGCTGGGGTTTGAGTTTGAAGGATTGATGCGGGCATTCGGCCAAGACGGAAACGATATGGCGATGTACGCGAGGATTCGGTAATGGCAGATCCAGTCACAATTGCGGCACTAGCGGCGGCAGCATCTGCGACATCGTCTCTGATGTCGACCGGGCAGCAGCGTCAGGTCGGAGCCGCGCAAGCGCGGCAACTTGAGGTTGAGGCCGGCGTGGCTCGGCGTCAGGCTGGACTTGAGGCAGAGGCGCTCGGTCGTGAGACTCGTCGCCAATTCGGCGAACTGCGAGCGGCTGGCGCACAATCTGGGCTTTTGGAGTCCGTATCCTTCGGCGATGTCTACAAGCAAGCCGCGACCGCGGCGGAGCTCGATGCGTTGTCTCTGGCATATCAAGGCGAGACGCAAGCGCAGAGCTTGCTGACCGAGGCGCGCATCACTCGCGCTGCGCGGCCATCATGGGTGCAAGGCATTTTGCAGGCTGGATCTGCGGCACTCGGCGGTTACACCGGCGCGGGCGGCACGCTCCCTGCGCCAAGAGCGCGAACGACGACGCCGGCTGCGGCTACGCCAAAGCGCGCCCCATCGACAATGACCACGGTTTCCCCGCGGCGTATTGGCCCGAGGTGATATATGGCAAGGCTTGAGTTCTACAGACAGCAAGTCGTCCCGCGGATCGCTACACCTAGCACGCGCGGGCTTGCGGCTGTTGGCGCTCAGGCTGCGGAGACGGCAGAGGCGGTTGCTCGGGGTGCGGTCGCTGTCGGCCAGTTGGTCGGCGAGCGCAATCGCGAAATCGAAAAGCGGCGCGAGGATGAGGCTGCAATCGACGCATCATCACGCGCTATCCGCATCAAGTCGCGCTGGCTAGACAAGTCCAGCGAGCTTGAGCAGCAAGCCATCGAGAAAGACGAGCTCGACGATTACACCAATCGCGCTGCCGAGGCTTACCGCGAAATCGCGGATGAGGAGGTCAACCAGGCTCAGTCCGATCGCGCCCGTGCGTGGCTGCGAGGACAAGCCGAGCAGTTTGGCCTCAACGTGCAAGAGAGTTCGCTGCGTTGGCAAGCGAATGCCAAGGTTGACCGCGACATCAACAAGGCCGAGCAATCATACGAATCTGGTCGCCTTTTGGTTGCAGCAAAGCCGGAAGATTACGAGTCCGTCAAAAACGATGTCGGTTTGCAGTTCGCAATCTTGCCGCCGGACAAGCGCGAGCGAGCGTGGGCAAAGGCGAGAAGCAATCTCGCTCTGGACGCCGCGCTTTCATCGATGCGCGCCAATCCGGCTGCTATGCAAAAGGCGCTGGAAGCGGAACCCGGCAAGTCGCCTCTCGCGTTTATCAACGACCTCGATCAGGACGATCGCACTCGACTGACGGTACAGACGGAGGCTGAGATCGAGCAGATCCGCCGCGAGCAGGAGCGTCGGCGCGCAGAGATGCGCGATGTGCTGCGCGATGATGTCGCGAACCAGACCGCGCTGATGAGCGTAGGCGTCATGCCAGAGAGCCCGATCCCGCGATCGCGATTCGTTGCCGCTGGCATGGGCGATGACTACGACAGTTATTCGGAAGCGTTCAAGCTCGCTCCGATGATGAACTCGCTTGCCAATATGAACCGGCAAGACGCAGTCACCATGATTGAGGGTCTCAAGCCAAAGACCGAAAAGGGCGCTGCCGATGCGGTCAAGCGTTACGAATTCGCGCTGAAAAACTACACGAACATCGTCAAACAGCAAGAGGAAGATCCCGGTGCATTCCTAATCCAGAACTCTCCATCCCTGCGCGCAGCCTATACCGCAATCGGCGAAGCCCAGACGCCGGAAGCATCAACTGCTGCTGCTCAAAATTACGCTCGGCTGGCTGTGACCGAGGCGAAAAGTATTGGCATCCAGAACCCGGCCATCCTGCCTAAGAACGTCGCTGACGATCTTGTGGCCCGCGTCTACGGCAGACCGGGTGACGACAAGGCAATCGTCGGCTCTTCGGTGATCCTTGCCGAGCGCCAGAAGTGGGGCAAGTATTGGCCGAACGTGTTCGCTCAAGTCGCTAAGGATCTGCCGGGATCGGCTGCGGTGATTGGCGCTGGCATGCGCGAGAAGCCGGCCGACCGATTAATTGAGCTGTCCGCGCTCTCTGAGAAAGAGCTCGGTGCGTTGCTGCCTTCCGACAAGGCTCCGAAAGATGTTCGCGACAAGGTCAACGATGTGATGAGCGACATATTCGCATCGTTCCAAGGCCAGCAAGGTGATGCAGCGATGATCGCCATGCTTGAGGATTCGGCCTATCGGCTGGCGGTCGATTACGCACGCGCCGGCAAGAGCATTAACGATGCGGCCGATCTAGCGTATTCCGAGGTTGTCGGAGAGCGGTATGTGCTTTCCGAAATCGAGGACAGCATGGTGCGAGTGCCGCGCCAGAATGCGATGCCGAATCGCGTATTGCGCAGCGGGCTGACCATTGCGAAAAACAAGGCCGTGAAGGATCTCGGTTACAGCAGAATCCGCGATGCGTACTGGCAGACGCTGCCGAGCGACGATCGGGTGGCGCTGATGTACGACCGCGAGCCCGTACTCGACAAGAGCGGGAACCCGGTGATCTATACATGGGAAGAATTGCGAAACCTTAGTGCGACAAAGGAAGAGACGATGCGCCCACAAATGCGAGAGCTCTCGCGTGCCACGCTCGGTCAATAGGTGATATCGCATGAGCTTTGACGGACTGTTGTCGATTCGCCGGCCCTACGAGCGCCAAGTCGAAGTGCGCGAGCCGACGCTGGGCGAAGAGCTCATCGAGGTGGGGCGCGAAGCATTCGAGTTCAGTCCGACGCAATCTATCGTCCGCGGGCTGGAACTGCAAGAAGCCCGTCGCAGCAAGAACATCTTGTCAGCAGAAAGCGCCCGCGCCCAGCTTGGCAATGCGGGACTGCGCGAGCAGTTGACCGTGCCAGATCAAGGCATCAGTCAAGAGGCGCTCGACATCCTCATTCGTCGCAAGCAGATTGAGAATCGGCGCGCTGATCTCTATTCCAGAAGTCCCGGCGGTTTCGGTCGCGGCGCAGCTAAACTTGGGGCCAGCCTCGGGTATTCGCTCTTTGATCCGCTAAACATTGCCACGGCATTTGTGCCTGTGGTCAGTCAGGCTCGGTATGCGGCCATGCTCAGAGCGCAAGCCGGACTGGTTGGCCGCACCGGAGTGCGTGCCGGCGTCGGTTTTGTCGAGGGCGCTGCCGGTGCCGCGTTGGTTGAGCCACTCATTCTCGGCGTAGCTCAGGCAGAGCAGGCCGACTATGACGGCGCTGACTCCCTGCTCAATATCGCATTCGGAGGCATTCTGGGCGGCGGTCTGCATGCCGTGGGCGGCGCTGGGTACGAGGCCGTGCGCCGCCTCAGAGGGCTTGAGGCGCTGCCTCCGCGCACCGATGTTGAAGCTGCCGTGCAGCAGGCTCTCGCTGAGTCGCGCACCGAGCTGCCGAGCGCGCCGAATGTGCCGCCGCCGGTTAAGGTGGAGACATCCAAGCGGTTTGAACCGTCGACCGTGCAGCCCGCAGACGCCTACACCGAAGCTGCGCAACGGATTCTGAAAGAGCTCAACAGCATTCTCGACCTCGATCCGAACAACACCAAGCAGGTGTCTCTGGCTACGGGAGAGAAGGCAGTATCGATCACCGAGTTCGTGCGCCGCGCTGGCGGCATTGTCGATCAAGGTGGCGAGCTCTCAGCCAGAGACGTTACCAACAAGACTGCGCCCGGTTTGGTTCGCAAGGACACGCCGGAGAATCGGCAGATCGCAGGCATGGACTCCGTGCGCGAGCGCCTTTTCGACGCCGGATATTTCCCAGAAAAGACCGACTACAACCAGATCAGCGACTCCGAGATATTCGACGCGCTGGCCGAGGACATTGCCGGCAATCGAGTATGGCAAGGCACGGTACGAGACAAGCTCTCCAAGTTTATCGGTGGCCGCGATTACATCTCGCTCATGGAAGCCGAAGGCTTCAGCCGCAATATGTCTGTGGCGCAGATCGCCGATCGGCTGCGAGCGATGGACGATGAGGCCCGCGCCGAGTTCGACGTTGCCCGCGAGATTGACCCCGAGACGCTGCGCGAATACGAAGCCTTCGCAGAGCGCCTTAACGCACAGAATGCCGCGGTCAATATCGTCGACTCGCTGAATCCAGAAACCCGCCGCGCTGCGCTGCAGACTGGCGTGGCTCAAGCGATGGATGCCCGCGATATCAGCGTCGAAGCCATTGTCGGCCTTGATCCGTCGATTGCCCGCGGTGGCGAGGACTTCCCGCTGCAGTCTGCGCGCAATGCTGCCATTGAGAACTCACGCCCCGATCAGGCCGCGCTGGTGGACTTCGAGGCTGCTGCCGAGACGCCAGATCCGCGACGAGTGCCGATGCTAGACGCGGCCGATTCCGCGCTCGCCGATGCCCGTGCTGCGGCTGATGAAGCCGTCAATGCGGTCAATGCAGAAGGCGAGTTCCGTCGCAGCCTGATGGTGCAGGAAGAGCCGCAGCAGTTCGGCGATGTGCCGGTGACAATCGACAATATCGCCAACGTCGAAGCAGCCTTTGAGCGTGCCCGCGGCAAGACGTTCCCGAATAACCGAACATTCAAGAAGGAAATCCAAGACGCGGTTAATGCCGCGGCTACGGACGCCGCGGTCGATCTCACGGAGATGACGCCTGCCGTTGAGCGATACCTAATCCGTATGGCTGTGCGCGAGGCTCGGGTCGCCCTGCGCGATAACGCCAATGCGGTCGGCTGGTACAACGAGAAGGTCACCAAGGCGCTGCGCATCATTTCGCTGATTCACCCCGAGATTATGAAGAGCCGAGAGGATCGGTTCGCATTCACTTGGGCGCTTGCCGTTACATCGAACGGGCTGAAGGTCGACAAGAACTTCGATCTTGCGATGAGGGCATACGAGGCTTGGAAAAAGACCGGCCGCATGCCAAGCGACATTGGCATCGGTACCGCCTCTAGCGCCATCAATAACTCGCTAGAGCTCTACAACGTGATGCTCAAGCAGCACGGATTCGATGCGCTTGAGAATTTCATGCGATCGAAGGACACGGTCAAGAAAATCGAGGCGTTCTCGGGCCTTGAGGTTGGCGGAGAGAACCTTTCGACGCAGGTCTACGGCTCGGCCATTCTCGGCCCGAAGATCGGCAACGGATTTTTCTCAAACTTGTACGGCAACTTCGAGCAGCTCACGATCGACCGCTGGCTCATGCGTACTTGGGGGCGCTGGACTGGGACGCTGATTGAGGAAAACCCGACGCAGGTCGCGGCCAAGAGAAAGTCACTTGTCTCGCTTATCCGATTGCTAGGCAAAGATGAGCGCAAACAACTTGAAGGCATCATTGGCAGGAAGATCGCTCTGGCTCGGCCGGACGAGATTGCGTTCGCCATTGCCAAGGCCAGTACCAAAAAGGCAAACAGAACGGCTGTTAATAAAATTGGGGCAGGATTTTCTGAAGAAGCATTGAGCTCGATTGTTGGCTCGTTGAAGAAAAACAAAGTCCGAATCGGCCTAGGTGATGAGATTCGCAAAACTGGCAATGCGCTCGCAAAGTATATTGACGGGCAGAAAGAAGCTCCGTCTGGCCCACCTGAGCGCGCCAGTCTTCGCAAGGTGTTCGGCGCTGCCCTTGAGCAGCTCCAAAAAGACAACCCAGAGTTAACAATGGCTGACATGCAAGCCTTGCTCTGGTATCCTGAGAAGAGGTTATACGATGCAGCGGGTGCAGCAGATGAAGCAGTCGAAGCCGGATATGCAGACGATGCAGCCCCAGACTACGCCAACGCAGCGGCAAAGCTTGCCGAAGGACGAGGAGTCTCCAGAGACAGAATCGACGGAGTCACTCGAGCAGTTGACGAAGAGCTACAGGCCGAGCAACGCGCAGGACGAGCAGGACGAGCTGGTCAGCGAATTTCTAACTCTGCAGCGTTCACAGTAAATGAACAGCTCCAACTGTATCTCGATTTCGGGCCAGTTCCGACTCAAAGCGGCCCGCGAGCTGTCGCAGCCCAACGCGCCGCAGTCAAAGCGGTGGATGATCTACGATCCTCCTCCGACCTACTTGCACTCTCCTTGTCGCGTGATTTCGCTGCAAGACAGAGAGTCTCGCTTGTCGGGCAAAAAGTAAGCTCGACCGAGGACTTCGCCACGCTTGCTCAGGTCTACCGCGATCCGCGGTTTGAGACGCTGCGCTATGTCTTTGTGGACGATCAAGGGAATATCGTCGGGCAGGCTGGCGCGACGTCACGCCTTCCTGCGGCTGCGGCCGGCTGGATTGGGCCAGAAGCCACGGACTTCTTTAACGAGCTCATCGATCGCGCATACGGAATCGGCGCTCGCGGTGTTTATCTTTTACACAATCACCCGAGCGAGATCGCCAAGCCAAGTTCGTCTGACATTGAGTTCACTACAAGCGTTGCCAAGTTTTTCAAAAGGCGCGGCATGGAATTCCGCGACCATGTGATTATCGATACCAACGAGTACACCGTAATTAAGGCAGACGGGGCATCCGAAACAATCAAGAAGGACTTCGGCCAGCCAAGTCAGTTGCGCCTCAAGAAGATGGCGAGCATGCCAATCCAAAACGGAGAGGTGCTTGCCAGTCTTGCTAGAGAGTTGAAGTTTGATAGCAAATCGACTGTGCTGATTGCTACGAATAACCGCTATATCGTCCAGAACATCGTCGAAGTTCCGCAAGACAAAATCATGTCTTACGGCAGCACCCCGCAAGAACAAGCTCGCGCGATGTTCGCTCTGCGCAGGATTGCGCTGGCGAGCGATTCGTCATTCATCTTTGCCGTGACCCGTGACTATGCGTCTGCACAGGCGATGCGCAACGTGGCGCTCGATACTATCTTCATCGATGAGAGTGGGCGCGCAAGCTCCGTCGGGGCTGCGCAAGCTCGTGGTGGCCGCATCATTCCGAGCGACCGCAGGGCTCGATTGTCGCCAGAAACTAGCGAAACATTCCTGCCATTGCGCGACCTTGATGCTGCCGAGGCCATGCGCCAAAAAGGCGTGTTCGAGGAAGGCGCTGTCTACAATGCCGGCGATACCAAGGATCAGATGCGCCCGTTCGATGAGGCGATCACCCGCGCAGAGATGTATGCGCAGGCTATCCGCGCCGCCGCCGATCGCGTCGGCAATGACGATGCCGCAAGAAGCGCGATGCAGATGGCATCGAAGGGCCAGCTCACGGCAATGGAGATCGACACGTTGCTGGCGCGGCTGAAGGATGAGAACACCCGCGTTCGCTCAACGCTCCGAAAAGCGCAGGAGCAATTCACGGCAGCAGACAAGATTGACTCACTCGAAGGCGATGCAACCCGCGCGGCCAACTCGCTCGCCAACAACATCAAGCTCGACGCCACAATCGCTGCCCGTAACGCCGCGCTCAGTCTCGCGGCGCGCACCAAGGCTGTCGGTCGCATCCTTACTCAGTTCGCAGACAACCCGTCAGAGGGTTTGCTGTCTCTGCTCGGCGGTTCGTCATTCGCCCGGTTCGGCTCCAAGGACTCGGCGTTCCATTGGCAGCGCACCTACTTCACCCGCTGGACGAAGGGCATGCTCGCCGAGATGGAGAAGGAAGGGCTCGTCGAGGGATTCGCGAGCGATGCCTACTCACGCGATGTTGCCCGCGCCCTGTACCAGATGGGTCGCGATGAGCCTCGCCTTGAAGGGCTCGACCCGACCGCGGTCAAGATCGCCAAGATCGTCTACAAGTACCGCGAGGACTCGCGCAACACCCGCAACCGATTCGGTGCGTGGATTCGTGACCTAACGGGATACATCACCCGCCAGCAGCATGACTTCATGAAGATCCGTGCGGTGAGCGACAAGGACTGGAAAGACTTTGTGCGCCAGCGCATCGATGTCGAGCGATCGCTCAAGCCGGGGCAGAACCTTGAGGAGTTCCTCGATGTCGTCTATGCCGACCTCGCCGCTGGGCGTCACCTGTCTGCGATCGATGACGAGGCCGCGGCCTACACGGCACCGGGCTCGCTCGCTCGCCGAGCCTCGCAGTCTCGCGTCATCTACTTCAAGGATGCAGATGCCGAGTTCGATTACCTGACCGAGTTCGGCGTCGGCAAGCTCAACGAGGCAATCCTCGGCGATCTCAGTCGCGCAGCCCAGCAAGCCGGCTTGATGCGCGTGCTCGGCCCCAACCCCGGCTACACGCTCAAGGCGGTCATGGCCGAGGTCGAGGCTGGCCTTGTGCGCACGCCAGAACTGCGTGGCGAGTTTGCCGATGCCCGCGACACGGCAGAAGGCCTGCTCTCAATGCTCGACGGCACGGCCAATGTCCCCGGCAAGTCGATGGCCGCTCGCGTCGGCTCCAACGTGCGCGTCGTGCAGGCGATGGCAAAGCTCGGCGGTGCGGTCATCTCGGCCGTCACCGACCTGCCCGTATACGCGAGCCAGATCAAGTATCAGGGCCGCGGCGGTCTGTTCTCTGGTATTGCCGAAGGTATCGGTGGCCTCCTGCAGGGCCGCGCCAAGGGCGAGCGCAAGCGCATCCTCGGAATGATCGACACGGTGGCCGACAATCTCGTTGGCAGCGTGGCGACCCGGTTTGATTCGGACGACCTCATGTCTGCCGGATCGGCTGACCTGATGCGGATCTTCTTCCGGCTCAATGGTCTGCAATGGTGGACGGACACCCTGCGCGAGAGCATGGAGCTCGGCACCGCGAACTGGCTCGGCTCTCTCCGCGATACCTCGTTCGACGGTCTTGACGCCAATGCCAAGCGCCTCTTCGACCAGTACGGCATCACAGCCCCAGAGTGGGACGTCATTCGTCAGGGCGTTATCGATGCCGCCGACAAGCGCACCTATGTCGTCCCCGAGCAAATCAACCAACTCGACATCGAGGTGTTTCGCAACTATCTGGGCAAGATCGGTCGAGAGCCAACGGATGCTGCAGCCGCCACGGCTCGTCGTGATCTGGCCGATCGCTTGCGCAACTTCATCATCGATCAAGCCATGACCGCCGTGATCGAACCAGACATTCGGTCGCGTTACTTCTGGGTGCGCGGCCTGCGACCGGGAACTTTCTGGGGCGAGGCAGCTCGGTTCATTGCTCAGTTCAAGGGGTTCCCGACCGCGCTCACCCGGCAGGTGTTTGGTCGCGAGATCTACGGTCGCGGCTACGGCTCGCTGTCGGAATACCTCAAGTATGGCAAGGGCGACATGCTTGGCCTCGCTCAGATGATTCTGATGATGACGGCGTTCGGCTATATCGCCATGTCGGCGAAGGATCTGCTCAAGGGCAAGACCCCGCGAGATCCCGAGAACCCGCAGACTTGGCTCGCCGCCATGCTGCAGGGTGGCGCGCTCGGCATCTATGGTGACTTCCTGCTCGGCCAGTCAAACCGTTACGGGCGCAACATCATCGACACCTTAGCTGGCCCGACATTCGGCGTCATCGGTGACCTTGATGAGCTGCGCCAGCGGGCCATGCGCGGCGACGATGTGGCCGCATCGGCCTTCCGCATCCTGATCGCAAACACCCCATTTATGAATCTGTTCTACAGCCGTATAGTCCTCGACTACCTTGTGCTGTACCAGATCCAAGAGGCATTGAACCCCGGTTACTTGAGACGCATGGAGCGTCAGGTGGAGCGGGAGCAAGGGCAAGAGTTCTTGCTCGCGCCTTCAGAAGCTGTGCAATGAGGATTGAACCATGACCGTTTCATCGACACAAACCCGAGTCAGCTATTCCGGCAACGGAACTACCACCGCATTTGCGGTGCCGTTCTACTTCCTCGCAAACAGCGACTTGCTGGTAGTGCTGCGTTCCTCGGCTGGCGTCGAGACGACCCAAGTCCTTAACACCAACTACACGGTGACCGGAGCTGGAGTCTTGACCGGCGGCACGGTAACGATGACCTCGGCCCCGGCCTCTGGCGTCACGGTTGTCATCAGCCGCAACGCTCCACTTACCCAGACGACCGATCTCCTGCCGAACGACAGACTGCCGGCAGAGTCGATCGAGACTGCGCTCGACAAAGCAACCATGCTGGCGCAGCAGCTCGATGAGGTACTCGACCGCTCTATTAAGTTCCCGCTAACCGATGCGACATCGATCTCCTCGGCGTTGCCTGTCTCCTCGGAGCGAGCCAACAAGTATCTTAAATTTACCTCTGGCGGCGCGGTTACGGTCGACGCCATCACTCAGAACTTCCGCAACGTGAAAGACTTTGGCGCAATTGGTGACGGCACGACAGACGATACCGCCGCCATCAATGCAACGATCGCTGCGGCGAATACCAATGGCACCGTGTTCTTTCCGAAAGGCACCTACCTCGTCAGCGGCACTTTGCAGATGCTGTCTGGTCAATGCTTTATGGGTGAAGGTGGCTCGATGCAAGGAACATCGACCATCAACAAAGGCGCGAATGGCGACCTTATCAACATGGTCGGGCGGTGCCGCCTTGAAAACCTCAACCTTGATTCGGTAGGCGCAACCTACACCGGACGCGGTATCTTCGTCAGCACGGGACTCTCGCAGGTCATCAACAACGTCCGCTCCGCCAACAACGTGACTTATGCGTTGGAATACGAAGCGACTTCTGGCGGCGGCACGTTTGTTACCAACTTTGTAGCCGACATGATTGCAGCGTCTGCTGATACGGCTGCAATTAAAGTAGGTGAAAACTATCCGACAAACGTCCTTAGATTCTTCCAGAATATCTGGTTGTCCAACGGCAAGTTTGATTTGACCAATACCGTCGCGTTTACGTTGGACGGCTTTTTCTGTCGCGGTTTCATTACCGGCCCGACGTTTGATAAGTGCGTGGTCAATAAGATTGCGAACGGTCGAGTCTCGACGCCGGGTACGCCATTGGTGCTGTCGATGGCGGACAGTTCGATAGTTAACGTGCCGATCAGCGGCACCACGCATCTGACAAGCTGCCAAGGGTTGATGCTGGCAAACTGCCAGTTTGATACGTTGACCATCGACAACAGCAGCATTAGTCCTGCCGCGGGCGGCGTAGCAGCGTGCTTCATTACGGATCGCCAGCGCGTTTATACCCCAACGTGGTCGCAGGCGTCTGGCACCGGCCCCGTGTTGGGGGACGGTACTATTGAGTCTCTCGTCACATATAACGGTTTTAAGGTCGAATACTATATGCGCCTTGTGATGGGCGGCACGACGACTTATGGCGACAGTACGGGCGCGTGGACATTCTCGCTGCCCCGCATTGCCAGCGCGACCGGAACGCCCTCTGCATACAATCAACGCTTTGGCGCAGCTTACATGAAACTTAACAGCGGCAACTTTATTTACCTCGGCGAAGTGGCTATTGGCGCTGGCGAATTGGTGTTAAGTATCGGCTACCAAAATCAGTCAGTTCGCGGAACTTGGCCGTATACATGGGCCTCGGGCGACATACTTGAGTTCTCCATTTCGTACCTTGCTCCATAGGAAATTATTATGCCTAATACAACACCCATAGGTTTTGCTTACGCAGACATGGAATTAAACGGCACGAATTTGGTTAATGTGCCGACGACAGGTGCTGACAAAGGTATCGGCATTGGCGCTGGCGTTGCAGCAGAAACATCGCTTCAGATCAGCGGAACTTATCCAAGTAGTGGGGCTAATACTCTTCTTGTACAAGCGAATGGAACTTCGCCAGCTTCAACAACAGGAGTATTGCGTGTCTTTTCGAGTTCTCCTAATACTGTTGCAGGGTCTTATACGCTTAGTAGCGTTCAACATTTTCGTGTTGAGCAAGGCACTTTCGGCGCAGGGTCAACTGTAACAGATCAGTACGGATTTCTTGTCCAATCCGGCATGACCGGCGCGACCAATAACTATGCGTTCTTCGCTGATCTTGCGGCGGCGTCGGGCCGATTTAATTTTTACGCAGGCGGCACCGCTCGTAACCACTTTGCGGGCGGCGTCGAAGTGGTTGCGGGTACGACCACGATGGCAAGCGGCTTTACGCATATCCCTGCTGCCGCAGGCGCCCCGACTGGCGCCCCGACCAATCCGACCGGCAACGTACCCATGTATTACGACAGCACGAACCACAAGATTTACGTTTATAGCGGCGGCACTTGGCGATCCACGGCTGCATTAACTTAATAGGTATATCTATGATTACTTGGAAAGTTACGAAACTTGAAGTGAAGCCTGCCGAAGGCCAGTACACCGATGTGGTGGTAGTGGTGAGCTGGATATGTTCAGCCTCACAGGACGGTAAAACCGCGCAAACTAATGGCGAAACACGATTGCCGCCCGTGCAGAGTGATTTCGTGCCTTTTGACAATCTGACACAAGACGAAGTGCTGTCTTGGTGTTATGCCAACGGCCTTGATAAAGAAGCCGCTGAATTGCGGGCAACGCAAAAGCTGCAGGACTTGCTAGCCCCGCCTACCGTCTCAAAGCCGGTGCCGTGGGCAAGCGTTGCGTAATTACGGCTTGTGCGACTTTTTATACGATGTTCTCCTTGCGTAGCTGTGCGATGGTTCTAATGACGCCTTCGAGGTGTGCTAGTCGGACATGATCTCGATCTAGGTCGGTGTGGCTGCGCCGATCGACGGCATCGTGACAGGCGCTGCAGCTCCAAGCGCCGAGTAGATCGTCGGCCTTCATGCCCATGCCGGAGACGCCGGCCATGCGAACGTGGGCAAGCACCACGGTTTCGCTGTTGTGGGTGCAGATCTCCGGCAAGCGAATCATGCAGCCGCGGCCACGGGCTTCCTTGCGTAGATTCATGCGTAGTGCGCCGGGGTGAGCTCAAGCCTGTGAGTCGCAAACTCGGCGGCTGAGGTTTGTTCTCGGGTTCTAAAGAATCCGGCATGCTCTGGATGCAGGCGCATAAACCTCCGCGAATAGAAAGCGCGATAGTTGTTGTTCAGTTTGAACGACGTTAGTCCGTCGCCGCCGACGCTATCCTTTTCCCAGCGTATGCGCTCGAAGATCGCGTTTACGGAATAGTTCTTATACCCGCGATCAATCATCTGAAATGTGAACTGAACAAAGAGCTGCCAGACTTCGGGATGTCGCCGATGAAACTCAGTAACTTGCTGGCGCATTTCTTCCTGTCTATTCATATCGCGGCTCCGGTATGTGAATCCCCATCTCGGCGCAGCGCACCTCGATGAGTGTGATGTAGTCGCGGAATTCCGTCTTGGTCATCTTGCTGGATCGTTTGATCGGCTTGTGCCGTTTCCTGCCAAATCCTTCTATGACCTCAGAACCCCACATTTCGATGAGGAAGTATTCGTGCAGGTCTTCCTTGCTCCAGCCTCGCAGCGCCTCGCCGCCGCCTTCAAGGATCGACGGGTACACGACACCCCACAGAAAGGAATTCTGCTGCTCGCTGCGTCTCGGCTTGAATGCCTCGATCGTTACCTGCCAGCTCTGGCGTGCGTCGAGCCCGCGCACCAGAACGGCGACCGCGGTGGCGATCTGTTCTGGCGGCGTGCCTTTTGGGAATACCCGGCGCATCAGAATGGGATGGCTTTGTCGTCGTCGAAGTCGATCTTGTCCCAGTTGGCCTCGGTCAGCTCCGTGCCTTTCGGGACATCCTTCGGCACCTGCCGATCTGGGTAGCCATCCTTCGGCTTGACGGACAGGCTGAAGAACTTCGAGCCCGGTTCCTTTGCGTTCGGGCCGGCGGTCTTGACCCACGCGCTTAACCAGTATTCGACTCCGTTGATGTTAAGCGAGCCCGTGTATTCCGGATGCTTGTCACTCTTGCGCTCTCTGGCTTTGCCAAGCGTGCCGGTGTTGGTGCGGTCGTACTCTTTCACAGTCTTACCTCTTTCAGTTTCTCGGTTCGTTCAAGCAATTCGCGGGTGAAGTTCTCGACCGCCGCGGTCAGCTCAAGGATCGTCGGCTGGTCGCGCGGGACGCGGATAATGAGCAGCTTGAGCTGCTCTGGCAGCTTTGGCTGGTACACAACGTAATCGCACCAGTCGCGCCCAGTAACAGCCATCTGCCATTGCATCTGCAGGCGATGCTCTTTCGGCACCTGCCGGCTGTCGATCAGGTCGAGCATGGTGGCCGGCTGGACACACTTGATCTCGATCAGGCCATCCTCTCCCACAAGCCCGTCTGGGCTTGCCCCGGCCTCCAGCTTCGGGTGGCGGATAAAGCCTACCTCCTCCACCAGAAGCCCCGTGCGGGCGCTATAAGCGGCCCTAGCCTCGGGCTCGGTGTCTATGCCGTGCTGCATCTCGGCGCTCTTGTACGTCTCCGTAGGCTGTCCCGTAAGGCGCTCGCAGACGAGCTGCGCCATGTAGTTACGATAACCGCCGGTCGTCGAGGCCATCATCACCTTGTAGATCGAGCTCGCGGTGACGAGCGCGAGCCGCTGACTATGCCACTCTGTGGTACGCTGGAGCTCAGTCATGTCAGCTCCTTCTTGCGCTTGGTGAACTCGGCGGTGGTCGCTGCGTCACGGGCAGACTCGGGCAAGGACTGGTAGAGCGCGTTCAGCTCTGCCGCGGTGTTGCAGGCGGCGATCTTGGCGACGATCGCTGGCGATGCCTTGCGGTCGCGGGCCTGTGCTGCCTCGGCGTCATCGTCGATCTGGGCGAGGCCGACGATCGCTGCGAGCGCGTACCGGCGAGCGTAAGTGATGGCGCTGCCCTGTGCCTGTGGGCTGTCATCCTTGGCGCGGATCGGTAGTTCACCGCGAATCCATTGGCCGGACTCATGCACCAGCGTCGTCAGTAGCATAATGCCGTTTGGGTTCCATTCGGTCGTCTGGATGACGGCGAGGTTGTTGGCTGCGAGCTGCTTGCGGCAGGCGTCCCAGCACGATGCGAGGTCGGCGTATTTGGACTTGAAGAACGGGTTGGCCGAGTCCTTGAGTGCGCCGGTGATGTCAGCTTGCGCCTTGGACAGGGCGGCGGCGAGTGCGCCGATCGATTCAGATTGCATGCGGATTCTCCTCTGAGCGGATGAGTGCGACGGCGAGGTTGCAGGCATCGATGCGCTCCTGCTCCTCGCGCTCTTGCATTTCGAGATCGAGCTGGTGCCACCAGCTTGCGTCATCGTTTCCCCAAGGTTCATTCATTGTGCGTCTCCTGACATGAGTGGCCGTCGCAGGGCTCGATCGCGGCGGCGAGTAGGTAAATCAGAACGATTCCAATCACGGCGAGTTTGCTGCGCTTCACAGCGGCGACCCCTTGTTGTAGATGTTCTGAGCGGCCTGCAGTCCGTCTGCCTTGCCGGTGAGGTATGCAGCCTGCAGAGCGGCCGCGACGATCTCGCGGTAGTTATTTGGCAGGCAGTCGCAGATTAGCTCGATCTCTTTCATCTTGTTCTCGGGAATCATTGCAATTCTCCTGATGCGCGGTGCGCGGCTTGAAGGTAGTTCATGCAACCGATCGGGTCGGCAAAGATGTCAGCAATGCTGATGTGGTCTGGGCTTTGCGAGACAAGGATCTTGGTAAAGCAGTCCTCGCAAGTGTCCTCATCGATAGTCGGATTTGCATTGCACAGATGGCAGGTGCTGAGCAATTCATCGCACTTTGTGCAGATAAATTCCCAGCTCATAGTGCCAGCGTTGTCCATGCAGATTGTTTCGTCGGCGATCTGTCCGTAGTTATTGCAGCCTTGGCAGTAAGCGGTGTGCATTGCGTCTCTCCTGTGAGGGGCGGCTTATGCCGCCACCTCGTCAACTACATATCCAAAGAAACCATCATGCGGTTTGTACAGTCCTTTTTGTTCAAGGCTGCTCAACACGCCTGCAAACTGGTGCTTAGTAATACTTTCCGGTTTGGCGTTGGGCAAATAAACCCAACCGTCGCCTTCTTCCTTGTCGCGTAAGGAGGCGAGGATTTGTGTTTCAAGGGCGGTCAGTTCCATGTCGTTTCTCCTGTGTGTTTGTTCTGTCAACGGTTGTGATCATGACGGGTATCTCCAGACCTGTCAACACTTGTAACCCAAAAAAGATTCCGTCATGATGCCGGTAGTAAACACGGAGGCATCATGGACATTGACCAGTTGATAAAGAAGTACGGCAACCAGAGTGCGGTGGCGCGCAGATTCGGCGTCACTCGCGCATACGTTTCGCGTTGGGTGAAGAACGGGCGAGTGCCGGAGCGGTATGCGCTGCGCGAGCTGGCCGGTGAGGTGGTTGAAGAGCTGCAGGAAAGCGAGCAGAGCCGATCGATGCAGCGGCTGATCCGCAAGATCAAGGCGGGACTGCGACCGCAGCCGGATCAGGCGTGATTGTTGAGAACCCCAGAAACGACAAACCCCCGGCTGGCGGGGGCTTGACGGTTGGCGTTGCACCAACTATTTTCCAAGCGGGGACTTGGTGATGTGGACTCTACTGGACTGTTCTAGTCGAGTCAAACACCGAATCCCCTCGGCTGTTCTGGTCGGGGAAACCACGCGCAGAGTCAGCTTAAACCCACACCGGGGCAGTCAGCCTGTGGGCGCGCAGCGTCAGTCGGGAAGCGCGAATGACAGCAGGGAAACCTGTGAAAAGTAGCCGACAGCGGATGGCTCCGTCAGTCATCTCCGCACGAATGAACCTAGGCGTACTCCGTCTGGACACCGTGCGGATTCACCATCAGTCATCTATCTAAAACACTACATCAGGAGATATACGGTCATGGGAGACGAGTACCAATACACCCCGAGCGCCGGGAAGTCCGGCCCGCAGGGACAGCCGGACGACCGGGTAGCGAGTCTGATCAGGCAATCATCGGAGAGCTGGCAGCAGTCGATGCGTGAGAACCCGCTAAACCGACTCCGCTACCTTGACGCTAAACTCGCCCGCATCGGCCTCGACAGTCCAGAGATCGAGCAGATGAAGGCCAGAGCGGGTGAGCTGATCCGCGAGTTGCCACCGGCTGACGTACTTGGTGACCCCGGTTGCGTGGGGCTGGTGCGGCAGTTATTCGGCGAACGTGGCGTGCAGCGATTGCGAGAGAGGGTAAAGCGATGATCGTCGATGACCAGTCACCGCCCGGCGCATGGGCGAACGAGATGAAGGCAGCACCGTGGGCGTTCGGGCAGCAGGAGCGCAATATCAGGCTCGCCCTGACCACGATCCGCAAGGCAGGGCTCTGGCATGAGGCCGAGGTGCTGGAGCGCCGTATCAGCGCCCTAGAGGCTGCAATCGAGGCACCGCTGAAATGACGTACACACACGCCGGGTCATTGCCGCGGCACCTGTACGTCTGGATCGAGCCGAATGCGATCGGGCAACACGATTGGCTGCGAGCGGTCTGGTTCGGCATTACCAGCTATCCCGGTCGCGCATGGAGATGCCATGTGCTACTCGAGTGCGGAGCGATCTACCGTAACGTACCGTTGCACAAGGTTGCAATGCGTAACACCGAGGAGGTGTGGCGACCGCAGGACGCGCAGACATGGGATGCGTATGGGTGGCAGTTCTCGACAATCGAGTATTCGTACCTGATGAGCAACAACGTGCTGGTCAAGCTTAGAGACAAGCGAGAGTTTGCCGGCGAGTATCTCTTCACGCTGGTGCCGATCGGCGATCCGTTCTCTGCAGCGCCGGAGCAGTCGAAAGAATTCATGTTCTGCGCGCTGGCGAACGGGCGCATTACCGCGCAGCCAACCAACCATGTGCTCGTCGCTGATCGATCGTTCACGACAGAGTTGGTGTGGCCGAAGTTTCTGGCCCGGCAAACAGACTGGTTTTCATCGGAGGAATAATGGGCGCAGGTCAACGTAGAAAGGGCGCGGCGGGAGAGCGTGAGCTCGCGCAGGTACTCTCAGAGCAGCTCGGCTGGGTGGTGAGTCGCAAGCTCGGGCAAGCCAGAGACGGCGGCGATGACATCCAGACCGGCAAGTTTCGCTGGGAGTGCAAGCGGCGCAAGAAGCTCGCAGTCTACGAGTTCATGGATCAGATCACCGCGGCGTGTGGGTCGGGCGATGTGCCGGTCGTTGCCATGCGTGCAGACGGCAAGGGCTGGCTGGTGATGATGAAGCTCGAAGATGCGCTACCACTCATTCGAGGGGAGCTGCCGCAGCGATGAAGCTCAAAACGTGCGACATCTGTGGCACTCGGTACTATAAAAACTGCAGACAGGAGAAGAACCATGACGCGATCATTCAGCATCGACAGTTCCATCGACTCTATCGACTTGTCTCCGCGGCGGTCGATGACGCCAGAGCAAGAGCAGCGAAAGAGGCAAATTCTCTACCGGATAAAAGGCTTACGCGCAAACCTCGCAGAACTGGAGCGAGAGTTAAACCGCGTCGAACTTGGCCTGCCGGAACCTTATCGCTACGATCCCGAATGGTTGCCGCCATTCATTCGGAGGGGCCATGAGGTTCAACATCAAGATCGAGGAAGTGGAGAACGTGGCGACGATCGCAGAGCTTGCGGCGACGGTACTTGATTACGAGCGTGTACTGCGTAGAATCGAAAGGTGGGGCCGTGACCATGAGCCAAGCATATGGGCGAGGGAGATTCTGGAATCGAATCAACGAAGGCTGGATTCCTAGCCGATGTGGTTTGGTTCGCCTACGCGAGCGTATCGATTGGCATACTGGCTGGCCTCTGTTTCTCGGTCGCGTACTGGGTATTTAGAATCCTGACATGAGCGATGGGATGAGATTGGTGCCGTGCCAGAACTGCAATGCTGCAGGCTGGATCGCGCACAACGGAGACTGGGTACGGTGCGAGGAGTGCAATCCTCTGCCGATCCCGAAGGCAACGGCCACGGTGTTGACATTCAGCCGCGGTGCCAAGGTCAGAAGGCCGGTAGTTGACAACGACCTGCCGCCGGCAGCGTGAGGACGATATGAAGCAAGGTTTGTACGCAAACATCAATGCCAAGCGCGAGCGCATCAAGGCCGGAAGCGGCGAGAAGATGCGCAAGCCGGGCGAGAAGGGCGCACCGACAGCCAAGGCATTCCGCGAGTCCGTCAAGACGGCGATGAAGCGGAAATGAAAACGGCTGCGTGGCAGCGGAAGGAAGGACAGAACCCCAAGGGCGGGCTGAACGAAGCAGGAAGGGCCAGCTATGCTCGACAAACTGGTGGAAAGCTTAAGGCTCCGGTACGAAGTGGCGATAACCCGCGCAGAGCTAGCTTTCTTGCGCGCATGGGCAACGCTGCAGGCCCGATGGAGAAAGACGGAAAGCCAACCCGTCTCGCCCTCGCCCTCCGAGCGTGGGGAGCAAGCTCCAAGGAAGATGCCAAAGCGAAAGCGGCGGCGATAAGTAAACGAAACAAGGGAAAGGTTAAATAACCATGCCGCTAGGTAAAGGCTACAGCCAGAAAACCATCTCGAAGAACATCTCTGCAGAGCGCAAAGCTGGCCGTCCCCAGAAGCAAGCTGTGGCGATCGCACTCAATGTCGCACGCAAGGCCGCACAAAAGGCAGGCAAGCGCGGGATGTTTACCCGCAAGACGATGGGATGACCGACAGAGCCGAGCAAGTCCGGCGAGTCTTAGAGCTCGTCGAGGACGGAATGTCGGAAGCCGCGGCCTGCCGTGAGGTGGGAATCAATCGCGCAACCTTTCGAGCGGCGGCGTTGAAGGTAACTTCTGGTGACTCGTACGCGCGCGCGTTAGAGGCTCTTGCGCAAGATCAAGTCGAGAAAGCAGAGCAGGTCATCGAGGACATGCGCAACGGCGTGATCGACGCACAGCAGGCCAGAGTCGAGCTCGATGCCCGCAAGTGGTTCGCCAGCAAGTTCCTGCCCAAGCGATACGGCGACAAGGCCGAGGTCGAGCACTCGGGCAATGTCGGCCTGACGGTCAACGTGGTACGGCTAACCGATGCCGACAATAAACCTGCCGGCTGACAGCTGGCGACCGCGGCATTACCAAGTCCCGGCATGGGCGGCGCTTGAGGGCGGCGCTAAACGTCTGGCGCTGGCGTGGCACCGTCGCTCCGGTAAGGACGAACTGGCGCTGCATTGGGCTGCAGTCTCGGCGATGACCCGGCCCGGCGGTTACTGGCACCTGCTGCCGCTCGCCAACCAGTCACGCAAAGCGATCTGGGACGCGATCAATCCGCACACGGGCAGACGGCGCATCGATGACGCATTCCCGCTCGAACTGCGCGAGACGACGCGCGAGCAAGACATGTTCATCCGGTTCAAGAACGGATCGACATGGCAGGTCGTAGGCTCGGACAACTACAACAGCCTCGTCGGTTCGCCTCCGGTCGGTGTCGTGTTCTCCGAATACGCGATGGCAGACCCGAATGCATGGGCATTCCTGCGCCCGATCCTTGCCGAGAACAACGGCTGGGCGATCTTCATCTCGACGCCGAGAGGCCGAAACCATTTCGCTCGCCTCGTCGAATACGCACGCCAAGACCCGCAATGGTTCGGGCAAGTGCTGACGGTCGAGGACACGAAGGCGATCCCGATGGACACGATCGCTCGGGAGCGCAAAGAGCTGAAGATGGAGCGCGGCGACAAGGAAGCCGAGGCCATCATCCGGCAGGAGTATTACTGCGACTTCGATGCAGACATACCGGGCGCGTACTACAACGAGCTCATGCGATCAGCAGAACTGCAGGGTCGCATCGGTTCCTTCCCGCATGTGATCGGCCAGCCGGTCGGCACGGCATGGGATATTGGCGTCGGCGACTCGACGGTGATCTGGTTCTACCAGTTCGTCGCTCACAAGATTCGCATCATCAACGTACTTGAAGGCTCGGGCGTCGGGCTCGACTGGTACGCCAAGAAGCTCCTGAGCATGGATTACGTCTACGGCGACACGATCTGGCCGCATGACGGGGCTGTGCGTGAGTGGGGTTCTGGCGTTACTCGAGTCGAGACTGCCGCGGGCTACGGGCTCAAGCCGCGCATCCTCGAAGCCGATTCGGTCGACGACGGCATTCAAGCTGTGCGACAGATGCTGCCGGTGTGCGAGTTCAACGCTACGCCAGATCCGTTCCCCGGTGAGACGCCAGATGATGCCAAGGCGCGCATGACTCGAGCGATCGATGCGCTGCGCCAATACCGCAGGGAGTATGACGAGAAGGGGCAGAGATTCCGCGACAGGCCGCTGCATGATTGGACGTCGCACTTTGCAGACGCGATGCGCTATCTCGCCAAAGGTCGCCGGCCATTCAGAGGTACAGAGCGCCGGGGTCGACAGCCGGGTGCCGCTATAGCAGACTACGCTGTGTTGGGCTAGACTCGCGCCAAACCGTGAGGTGTCTATGTCTGGACTGTTCAAACCCAAGATGCCGAAGATCGAGCCGCCGCCGCCACCTCCCGAAACGGATGTCGCAAAGCAGCGCGAAATCGAATCCACCCGACTGCGCCGGCGTCGAGGCCGTGCCAGCACCATGATGTCGACGTCCGAATCCCGCCAGCAGGGCGGCGTGGCGACGACTAGACTCCTCGGAGGTGGCATGTAATGGCTACCAAAAAGATCACCCAGCTCACCTCGCTCGCTCAGGTCGACGTCGCTAATGCCAACGACGTTCTCGCCATCGTCGACCTCGGTGCGTCAGAGACGAAGAAGGTCACCCCGCAGGCGCTCGTCGGTTCAGCCGCGAGCGACATGGTGGCGACATGGAATAGCGTCCTGACCGCCTTCAACGGCGTCAAGCTCAACGTCACGGACACGGCGTCGGATGCTGCCTCGCGGCTATTGAGCTTGCAGGTCGGTGGCGTCGACAAAGCATTCATCACCAAGGCCGGCACGATGAACATCGCCGGCGCGCTGGTCGTCTCCAGCGTCTCGACGCTTACGGGCGCGGTCACCGCGGTCAGCTCGGTCAAGTCGACGTCAGCCACGGCGGGCGTTGGCTATGGCACGGGCGCAGGCGGCGCGGTTACTCAGGCTACCAGCAAATCAACCGGCGTCACGCTCGACAAGGTTTGCGGCGAAATCACGATGAACAACGCCACGCTCAACCGCGAGACTGCGGTGAGCTTCACGTTGACCAACAGCGCGATCGCGGCGACCGATGTGGTGGTCGTGAACATCAAGTCGGCAGCAACAGCGAATGCCTACAACGTCGCTGTGACGGCTGTGGCCGCTGGGTCATGCCGGATTCAAGTTCACAACCTTCTCGGCGGCTCCGATCTTTCGGAAGCTCTCGTACTTTCCTTCGCGGTCATCAAGGCCGTCGCGGCTTAACGGAGTCCCATCATGGCAACAGGCATTGTTTTGGCATCGAACGCCAGCGCGACGGGTAGCTGGTTCTTCTGGCCGGGCGGTCGCGGTGAGTTCCGCGTCGAGGCAACTTTCGGCGGCGGTAGTGTCAAGCTTGAGTGCAAAGGGCCGAACGGCACCGCACAGGAAGTCGGCACAAATACCAACTTGACTGCGGCTGGCGGCGGAATCTTCGAGCTCGGCGCTGGTGAGATCCGCGCCGCGATTGCAACGGCGACCGCGGTCTACGCGATGGCATTGCGGATACCGACGCAAGGTTCGTAATGAGAACTGAGGAGCGTACTCGATCGCGCACTCACGCTCGGACAACGACTCGGGATAATCCAGAGTTCGTCCCCGCCCCGAGCCCCGGTGTGGATGCGCTCTTGCTTGAGGACGACACCTCATTTGCTCTCTTGGAGAGCGACGACAAGATACTTCTGGAGTAAGTCATGGCCGACACAAAGATCAGCGCATTAAGTTCAGGCGCACCGGCGCAAGCCGGCGATGAGTACATCGTTGCTCGGTCAGGGGCTAACTACAAGCTCACCGGCACCAACATCCTCGCTCTGGTAACCGGCACGGCTAACACCTTCACCGCCGCGCAGACTCACGCATCCGGCAACTTGAAGATGACCGGATCATCGTCCGGCACCATCACCTTTGCGGTTCCTGCTGCGGCTGGCACCAACACGGTGACGTTTCCCGCCGAAACAATGACGGTCGGGTTCCGTAATATCCCGCAGTCGGGTTCAGCCAAGACGACTTCCTACTCGCTGGCAACCGGCGATGTCGGCAAGTTCATCGAGGTCGGTGTTTCTGGCGCCATCACGATTCCCGACGCGACGTTCGCCGCTGGCGATGTGGTGTCGATCTTCAACAACACCTCTGGCAACGTGACGATTACCTGCACGATTACGACGGCGTATATCGCGGGTACGGATGCAGACAAGGCGACGGTGACGCTGGCAACGCGAGGCGTGGCGACGATTCTGTTCTTATCGGGTACGGTCTGCACCATTACCGGCAACGTGAGTTAAGCCATGAGCGGCATTATGAGTTTGCTGCTCGCCGCCAAAGTTGCAGCGGGCGCAGCCTACACCGAATACAAAATCTTCACCGCCTCGGGTAACTGGACTGCCCCGACCGGCGTGACCGAGGTTGAATACCTTGTCGTTGCGGGTGGAGGGGGTGGTTCTGTTGGAGGCGGCGGCGCTGGCGGTTTCCGAACTGGCACGGGGCTTTCTGTCACAGCAGGTACTGATTACACGGTAACCGTGGGCGCAGGCGCGGCAGGGATTTCTAGCGACGCGCAAGGCAACGACGGCAACAGTTCAACATTTAGCACCATCACTTCTGCTGGAGGCGGCGGCGCCGGCGGATATTCGTCAACGGCTAGTCTGCGAAACGGTCGTGCTGGCGGCTCTGGTGGCGGTGGCGGCGTAAGATCAAGTGGCGCACCCGGCGGTGGCGGGGTAGGCACGGGCGGTGCTGGCAATACCCCAAGCACAAGTCCGGCACAAGGCAGCGCCGGAGGCGATGGTAATTTACAAGCCAGCGGTTCTCCCGGTGGCGGCGGTGGCGGTGCTGGAGCAGCGGGAACAACGGCTTCTTCTCCGTCTGTCGGTGGTGCGGGTGGAAATGGCACCGCATCTTCAATATCTGGCAGCAGCGTCACTTACGCGGGAGGCGGAGGCGGAGCAAGTCCTAGCGGCTCTCCTCAAGGCGCAGGCGGTTCTGGCGGCGGCGGCACAGCAGTAGCCTCGGGAACTTCAAATAATGGAAGCGCCAATACCGGAGGGGGAGGTGGAGGTAATTTCAATTTGCCTCCAGACACTGGCGGCGCAGGCGGTTCCGGCATCGTCATCCTCAAATACTCTGTCCCCGTCCAATCTGTCGTGGCCACGTTCACTTCAAGCGGCACATGGACTTGCCCGAGCGGTGT